TATAGGTAAAGTTCTCGATGTTCCAGAGGGTCGTTTTTCCACGATCTTTTCCTCCTTCTGTTCTGTTGTGGTACTTACACGAGGAGTACCTTTCCTCATTTCCATGTTTGCAGCTATCAACAGTAAAATAGCCAATGGATCAAATACGCAGATGATCAGTATGATCACTAATCTAACTGCTTTGTCAATAACCTCAACTGACGAATCACCGTAGATCAACTCTGCAACGTATTTTATCGGGCCAACTTCTGCTTCGATCTTTCTCAGATCACCAGCAATAGGTGCCTTCTCTACATTAAGTTTTTCAATTGTCTTTTGTGACTCATCAATCGAGGCTAAAAGTGTGCGACGCTCCTTTTGTTGTGAACGTCTTAAAGACGCAGCTCTTTCTGCACCTTTTTCATCAGTAGATCTAGCCATCGTTTGGTCTACTGACTCATCCAACTGTTTCAGTGCTTTTCTTGCAGCACTTATATTTTCTTTTTCAGTTGATATCTTATCATCTATTAGTTGAACTTGTGATGATACTCCACCAGAAATGACGCTGTGTTCTAAGTGTGATTTTGATAAGTAACCAAAAATACCCATTGAAGTTATCAATGAAAGTATTAATACTGCTGTGGTAAAATAGTATTTAAGTAATCTAGCGGTAGTCTGCCAATTACGATATATCCATGAAGCAGCAACAAGCTTAGCTATTTCTAAAGCTACACCCATTATAATAGCTGCGATGGGTTCTCCAGAAAATATAGCAACTAATCCTGCTACAGAATAGTATGCAGCGACAGATGATATTGCAAATGCCGATGCGAATAGTATCAGTGTGAAATTCATGGTTGTGGATCTTCTGGCCAATTAAATTCTCGCCAAACCTGCCCTTCGTTGTCTATATGAGTTGGTTCTAATTCTTCTCTACCATCATCGTTAAATCCAAAAGGTAACACTTCATCCTCAATTTGTTTCATCTGCTGTGCATAGATGTATTCTCTCATGCCGCTATCGATCGATTCTGCAAACATCGGTGTTGCTGCAAACCAACCAAACATTACTAAATTCATCATTAGGTCGTCATGCATTCCAGTCATAGCTTCATATGACTGACCTTTAGAAACAAAGGTAGACATCTCTATGATAGTCTCAGCATCGACTATCTCTATCTTTTTCTGTTCTACCAAATCTTTAATATGTGAACAGCCGATCTTCTTAGTACGTTTATCCATGTATACGCCAATGGCATCGGCTTTAACACCATTAGATGTATAAACATTTTCATACTCTAAGTCGTAGAATATGCCGTTACATACGACTTGGCCAGCGTCATTATTCTCAATTACCACTAACGCTTTATTATACATGTTAGCATATTTATAAATGACATCTGGAAACAATAAAGGAGAGATATTGTTATCTCTGAATGTAGCAACCTGTCTAAAAGGATTGGTACTTACATCTATAATATTGAACGTTGAATAATCTTGTCCTCTGCCTTTTGCTACATCGACTAATATAATATAATTATGATCTTTAGATTCCGGATCTTCTTTATCTCTCTTCACCGGCACTTCATAAACATTTACGCTGTTCATTGAATATAGCGGTTCTTTAGATTTTAAAGATAATAATGTATTAGCATTAATTAATGTATTACCCGTTCCATGGAAGTTATTACCAAATTCTTGGTCAAACTGAAGTTCTGATGTATTGGAAATGGTTTGACGTTTCCATTCTTCATCGCGACCTGGAACATCCCACCAGTCAACACGAAATGCTTTAAAATCATTTGTGCCTTGTACTGCGCCTTCCCACAACTTATGGAAAGTATTACCTAAACCATTCGCAGTTGATGTAATGATAACGCGAGTAGTTTTACCTGAAGTAATTACAGGATATGTAGATGTATAGAATGTGCCATCATTCTCAACGAAAGCAAACTCATCGAGGAACAGTAAGTTAACTGACATACCGCGAATAGAGTTACCAGACGTTGCAGCTGCAACTATACGAGAGTTATTTGAGAACTCAATCGATTTCTTATTAAGCGTCTTACAACCTGGTTGTAAAAAGAATGGCAGATTTTCTAATGCAAGCGTAACACGCCCCAACATCTCTTGTGCAGTTGCACCTTTGTTAGCTAAGATAGCAATCGTCTGTTCTGGTTTAAAGATCGCAAACCAAAGAATGTATACGACAGATGAGATAGACTTACCAGATTGTCGACAAGCCAAAACAATAGAAAATCGATTATCATTAAAATGATCGAACATCTTTTGTTGATAAGGATAAAGACTAAACGGAACTAAACCCTCATCAAGGTTAATGATCTTAATGTACTTATTTGCAAAGTACGCAGGATCATTCATACACTTAATGTATTCTGATAGTTCGTCTTGGGAGAAAGTCTGTTGAACACCGTCTCGTTTGACGAGCGGGTTCCCTAGATACCCGTACTCGTTATTCGTTAGGTGTGTTAGTGTTGACATCGATCACGGCATTCTTATTCTTTTGTTGATCAAGAATAAAACGTTGTAGGTCTGTTGTAGATCCTACAAATACATTATTATTGGTTATTTGTTCGGGAGTAGATTTAGCCTTCGGCCCATTGCGAAGGTTTTGGAGCTTTTTCTGGAGATCAGCAAGCTTATCAGTATTATCGGCTTGTGTTTTTAATAAACCAGCTAATACTTCGAAAGCACGAGGATGTTGCGAATCCTTTGCAAGTTCCATCATAAGATCGATAGCTACATTCCCCTTATCAATAAGCTCTTTATATGTCTCTCTCGACACATCATAGTCAACCTGCAGGTCGTCGACCGGTGGCGAAGATTCCAATGGTGCCGATATCGGCATATTCTTACTAAGGGCTTTTGCTATCTTCTCTTTTTTGCTTTCAATAGTATCTATATTTTTCATATCGTTCACTCAACAAAACCAAAGTCTTGGTCATAATTAATAATAGTTTCTATGATATCGTGCGGATCACTAGGACCAACGTTTAATGGAGAGACTTGATCATTTATTGTAGATATCTTTTTCTGTGTAGTTTGATTTCTAATATTAACAGTAGAATCTTTGATAACGCCGATATCTTTTTGTATTGGTCCAAAGAATTGAATTTTCATGTTGAAATCAAGAGTATAAATTAATGCTCTACGCTGTTCGAATTCACCTTCATAATCATCACTCATCGTCACAGACTGTAGAGTAATAGGCACATCTCTAATTAAATTAATCTCAGGTATTTCTTTTACTGTTACTATATATTCTGGATTAAAATATGGCAATATCTGTTCAGTTATCTGTAAAACTTCATCTTGCGTTTTGCCAATAATATTTAATTGCATGGATAAATTATAAGGAGCAGCAGTATAAATTGTATTAACACCGTGAATAGATGGTGTTTGTAATTTTATGTTTCTGTTAACCTTGGATTGTGTATCATATGAAACTGAAGTAATTTCAAATGACATGCGCGGCAAGCGAAGAGCAACCTCAGGAGCCAAAAGATCCGGTTCTTCCTTTAGACGTGCTAAGAACTTTTGCTTAGGACCATATGCTAACGGTACTTTAACAGTACTTAACACATTACCCATTTGATCACGCTTAACAGTCGTAATATTGTTGAAGAGAGTACCAAACAATGCTACGCTCTTGCGAAGGTGTTGATTATAAAAATATTGTCCGAACATTTATTTTACCAAGTGTCGTTAGACCAAGCTACACGCTTCCAAATATTACCGCCAGAAACATAATCTGTACTTGTGAATGTTAAAGGAAATGTTGCACTATACGCCATACCACCTGTACCCACATAAGTATAATTCGAATCACTAGATACGCTATTGACTATGCTGGTTGCACCACCATCAGAATCTGATATGATATCACCCACAGTAATCTGCAGTGTGTCAGCTGATTTAGTCAATTGGAAAGAATTAGTATTTAAAGCCGTGGCTCCATTATATGCCGTAGCTACAGACACTTGATGTCCAACTTGTCCATAATCTGCTGTACAATAATAGATGTATCCATTGCTAAATGCTAAGTCACCTTCTAAATCACCGCTAGCTCCAGTGCTATGTGTAGGTACTGTGACAACACGACCTCCAGTCCATGCAGTTTCTTGTATTCTACCATCTGGGAAATACATCTCACCAGCTGGACTAAAATACCAGCTGTTGTAAGCAGGACTTTCGGGATCAGTTAGATCAATGGCATCAAGACTAATACCTTCACCACTTGCAATATGGAAACCCATACCTACACGTATTGTCGTCTCAGCTCTGTCGAATACTATTCCGCCATTTGTTGGTAACTCTAAATCAGCATTACCTTTAAACTGCCATAAGTTTATTGCACTACCATCATTTGATTGAGTATTAATAAGAACTTCGTGTTTTTCTGTAAAGCTATTATCTTGATCTCTAACTGTAACGTTAGCTTTTTCTCCACCTAAGATAAGTTGAGCTGCAGCTTCGTCTTGTGGACCACCTGCGCGAATATGAATATGATTTGGAGAAGTAGGATCGACGACTAAGTATTGTCCACCATAACCAAAATCTCCTGATGGAGTTATATTATATAAATCGTTATCTGGAACAAGTTCGATGGTGCTATAACCAGCACCATCACCTGAAGCTGTACCGGCGCCAATAATTTTTACGCCATCATATGTAATATCTCCAGTGCTTGCAGATCCACCGCTGAAACTACCATTATATGTTGGCGTCCATGGAATAGATTTCCAAATTTTAGGTTGATCTAATACAAAATTTAGTCCGGTATAATCACCCACTTCACTGCCAGCAGTGTATACAAATTGTAGTTCTTCTTCAAATGTGTCTACTATTACATCTTCTACAACTCTACCATAACCATCTGCATCAATATATAATTTTGCAGTTTTTCCTTCACCATTATGTTGATCAACTAAACTTTGATACGTTACACTATTCCATCCTACTGTAACAACGAACTGTCCAGAAGGAACATTATACTGTATTCTATATGAATTTGTAGCAACACTAGTAAATGCTCCATCTAATGTGCATGTATATTTTACTGGAGCAGAAGATGTGCTAACGGCAGTTATTGTTCTAGTTACTGTTCCATCAGTAACTTCCCAACCTACCTGTGGTGCATATGCACCAGCAAGTTGATTGAATGTAATAGATGAGCCAGTTCCACTAGTAAATGCAACTAGTGAATATTTAACAGTATTACCAGAAGAAATGAATGAAAAACCACTAAAGTCATCTTGTTGTACATAATCTTCTCTACAGACATATAGATGAGTTCCATTAAACGCAAGATTACCAGCAACGTGACCTTCACTGCCTTCATCATTTGGTGGTTCACCAACGAAGATGCCGATATCAGGTCTATCAGTTAAGTCATAGAAATCACCAGTAGTAGCAACAGTAGCAAATACTGGTTTGTTACTTAAGTCTTGATAATTACCAGTCTTTAATACGTTACCACCGGAAATATTAACACCATCACTCGCTAAAGCTGCATAGATATCGTCGAAGTTTGCTTTTATTTTTAATCCACCGGCTCGCAGTGTATCACCAGTCTTGTCATTATTTGCTGAGCCTACATTAAGTGTTAGTTTTGCCATGATTTTTCCTATTAAATCGTTTTATCTTGCATCCCACGTTGCTGTATTTTCGTCGAAACGTAAGATGTTGTTATCTAGTGAAATTGCTGAAGGTTCATATTCTGATAATGTAAGTTGTTCATATGCTCCACCTGGTTCTCCAAATGGATTAGTTTCTGAGAAGTCGAGTATCGTATCTCCAAAACTTTCAAAGTTTTGATTCTGTGCATTTGGATCATTCGGCAATTCTAGAGAACTACCAGCAGTAGTAATCAAGAACGAAGCTCCAGATGTCATACCTATCAATCTACGTTCAACTGCTGCATCACCAATACCCGATTCTTGGAAATATCTTGGCTTTTTATCAGTAGATCTTATTTGGTTGACAGTAATAGCTGCAGCAATACCACCAGCAAAGTCGACAGAAGCTAAGTTACCGTATACAAATATTGGTTTATTATCAGTATCATAACCTAAGAACTGTTGTACTTCTTCATTTTGAACAAATGGTATACCGTTTCCAGCTCCCAAGTTTAGTGTTTGAGCGGCCGCATAAGTATTTTCGATTCCGTCAATGATATCATAACCAGTGTTAAACTTCTCACCAGAGTATTCGAATGTTTCACAATGTAATTCATACACGAAGATGTTAGCCAATTGATAGAAAGCTGCTTCGTGTTCAACGAACTTGATTTCCATGAATGTGCCAGAAAGCGGGATGTATAATAAATCGCCTTCGTTTGGACGACCACCAATCATGGTAGTATTTTCTCGTCCAATAAAGTTTTCCCATCTTCTACGTGATACAACGAATGTCGCTTGGTCTCGTATCTCTAAACCAAACTTAGACATGATTGTGCCTTCACCGGTATATCCACCTTCATCGATGTACATTTCAATGAAGTAAGCTTGATTGAATTCAGATGCTATAGCATCATTCATCACACTATCTAAGTTCTTAAGGTTTCGTGGGATATAGTAAATATCTTGTCCATAAATCCTTAAGGACTCTTCGATCATGTCTTCATAGAGCCTTTGCTCTGACATGACCCCCGGGTTAAAATACACATTGGTTGGCATTTAATTATCCACAGAAAAAGTCGACTGGTAATTCATGTGTACTGCGTAACTCTTCTTCCAACAATCTAATATCATTTTCTGCATCGTCAATATATTGTCTTGCATTAATTGTAACGCCACCAGGTAATTGCATACCATCGAACTTAGCTAAGTTTGCACCCCATTGGAATTGTATCAACGCTGTAGCATATCTTTTTAACCAAAAATCATTCCATATCTCATCACTTGTTACTCTACCGTATGCTTCAACCATGATGTATTGACCTGCTTGTATCTTCTCACTCCATTTAGTTTCAATGTACAACCTATTTCCATGTCGTTGATACTGTACAGTTTGAACTCCATTCAACAATGAGTCTAGAGTTGAAAGGTATTGTTGCATCTCAACGAAGTATTGCATTGAGTCTGCTCTATATAAAGCATAGAAGTCATTTAAGTACATCTGATACTTCATATTAAACATGTTCATACCTGACCATGCAGAAGTTAAAGGCAATATACGAGTGACAGATATAACATCATCACTCAGTGTCATGTATCCATTTGCTATATCAATTTCGGTAACTTGATGCGGGATATAAACTCTTCGTTGCGCATCATAGTGATAATCATAATATTTTTGTAGTGCTTCATCAATGCGATCGTCTAGTTGATCTTCGTCGATATTGACTTCAAGCACTGGCTGACCCAATGCTCTAAGACAATATTCTTTTAATTCTGCTCTATTGGTTGGGGTTGCCATTTAATTTCTCTTATTTTTTTAGGATAGAACGAACCATCCATGCGGTTTTTTTATGTGCAGCTAAACGATCTGCTGCATAGTTTGAGATTTGGTGTTCACGTGCACCTTCAGCAACATCATATAATCCTTGATATAAAGTAATCATGGTTTGTGTATCTGCTTGAAGCTTTTCAAACATTGTCATAGCATCTGGAAAACCTTCTTCGTCTTTGATTAGGCTTTGTGCTGCATATACTGATAATGATCCAGGAGCTTTTTCTCCCAATTGACGAATGAACTCTGCTAATACGTCAGACTGTGCAAACAAGTCTGCATAAACATCAGCAAAGAAGTCATGGTATTCTGAGAAGTTTTCTCCCTCGACGTTCCAATGGAACATATGGGTTTTTAGATATAGGGCAAAATTAGAAGTTAAGATTTTGCGTAGTTGTTCTACAAGTTGATTCATGGTAATTTTCCTTATTAGACTAATCTATTTATAAAAGTATGGATACTGAAAAGGCCTCTTTCGAGGCCTTTATTGAATATTAAATCATGATTAAAAGTTGTATTTGCCTGAAATAAACATCCCTCTTTTTGGCATATCAACAGAAGAACCCAAAACTCTACCATCATCATCAAATATATTGACTAAAGCAGCAGTATATTCTAATTGTTTATAATTATCAGTATAGCCAATATTGAATACATTATAACCGCCATTGTTGCCATATACACGAACATCAGCTAAATCGTCAGTCGACAACCGAGTTTGCTTTGATTGCCCCATATATTCAACCCAAGCTTTATTATAGCTTACCTTTGCATAAGCCATGAATGGAGTTGTCTTATTGGTCGGTTGTGTTCCACCCGTTGGAGGATTACTTTCACCATAAGCATATTCTAATCGAGTATCAATTCCCCATTTAGTATCCAGGATAGATTTGTTTTTATAACCGAATGTACTGCCGTATACGTCGATAGTACCTCCATTATATGGTTGATACACATAAGAAGGACTTGTACTAATAGTTCTGGTTTGGATAGCGTCACTTAAATGTTTTTTGTATACATCAAAATATAAACCATTTCTTTTATAACCCAACCTAAACGTATCGGCGTACTCTTCTTTTAAATCAGAATTTGCCAATTGTTCACCTCGTCCAGAGGTTATTGATTGTCTTAAACTGAAATAAGATGGAGTATTTGTGCTGCGATCATATGATGCAAAATACCCATTTTTGCCAATAATTAAAGAACCTTCTGGATTATCAAAGTTTACATTTCCTGCTCTAACTTCTTTGTAACCAACTGAAGCAATAACATCTAATAGTCCAACATTGCCATACCAACGAACACCTTGCTTATAGGTTCCCCATGTATCTTTGTCAACCCTAGTAGGATTTGAAGAACTAACAGCAACGCCGTTATCATACATAATCTGTTCTATATTATTAGTAGAATATAAACTGAATCCATTTTTTAAAAAGTATTCACCATTGATCGAGTATGAATCAACATTTGAATGAATTGGCTTTGTACCATCAGTAATTTTTTCTTCATACTTTTGATATGCAGCCGCAAGATTAAAATTGTCAAATCTAGCTTCGTGTTTTAATAATGCGTATTGTTGTAAGTCCCAAGTATACACTGCTGGAGCTTGAATTCCGGTAGAACGAATACCTCCGTTCCATTTATCTGTACGTTCAAGATCCCCACTGCGTGTCATCATGATAGTAGTCTTTTGTCTATCTGACCAATTAGCTTCAAACATACCAGCCTGTTGATTATATGCTGAGTGAGGGATTGTACCTTTAGCAGTTCTTACATTGCCAAAGTCAATATTACTCAATGAAAAACCAAACCTGCCTTCCTTATATGAAGCAGTCTCAGTAAAACCTAGAGAACTATTATATGATGTACCAATGTGTGTAGGAGCAACTCCTAACTTACGGTTGATAGTACCACCAATATTACCTCCATCAGATACAGATATTTCTTGGACAAAAGAATCTGGAATCCAACTATAATATTGATTTGGGCCAGTGCGGAATAAACTATTGTTAAACTTAATGCCATCAATAGTTTGAGATACTTGATTTCCAGTAAATGCGCCGATGTACGGGCTCTTCAACCCCGGTGCAGTTTCTTGGATGTGTGCAGATTTATTATAAACGTCAGATCTTTCTTGACGTTGGACTTCATAGTTGGTGTATCCTGTTACACTTACAACTACTGGGTCTAGCGTTGTTACTTCATCTTTCGCATAAGCATGACCAAAAGTGGCTATGATAGCCATGAAAATTATCTTTTTCATTTTGTTTTCCCTGTTGTTTGATAAGAGGGGTTGTCGACCAACCCCTCTGCAATGCTATATTTTTATAAGATAAATGTTACTGTACCTGCTGTAGCTAAAAGTAATAGTCCCCAAGTTCCTAAAGCTTTGTAGTATGTTCCAAGCGGAGTATTAAAATACTTATGACCCACCATCACACACTTATGTGTAGGACTTAATAGGTAACCACAGAAATCTACTGCAAAGAACCATAAGAAATACTCAATGCCAAATACTTGAGCCATCAATACAGCTATCGCTATAAATTTTCCACTACTACCCATCAAGAAACTAATTACAAAGCCAATTATAGAAATAAGTAACATTCCAGTAAATGCTTCAGGATTCAGCACACTGGTTTTAATTACTTCTTGAAATTGACCATCGTATGTCTTCAGCCAGTTACCTAGCATGATGACAATACCAACTACTATCAGTACATCCCATCGAATGTAATTTAATAACTTCTTAAAATTCCATTCTTGGGTTATTAACATATAATATAAAGTCAAGAAACCAAAGCAACCTATCATCCACGATGGGTTATAGATGTACATGCCAATAGCTATGAACATCGGTATAACGTTTCGTAAGACAGCAGATAGCTTAAAGTTCCCTGGAGCAATTGCAATTTGTTCTTCATGCACCTGATACCAAATATACCATGTGATAAAGGCCAAACTAACAAGCAACAACGGCGCAACCATTCCCAACCAAGCGGTATAAGTTAGACCAAATGCCGCGATCGGTAAGATAACTGTTTTTTCTAGCGGACTCCAAAAATAATAATGGTGTGTCGCTAGGTAATCAACAATACCCAACTTTTCTCGGCCATGTCCTTCCTTAGGTGCTACAGTATCTAATAAACCAGCAGACACAGTAACTCTACCTTCGATAGGGAGAATACCTCCGATTGCGCTTAGGAGTACAACAACAAACTTGTTACTTCTGAATGTGTTTCTTACATATGCGAAAGCTGGGACGAAAAGGCTATGCTCTTTCGCTAATCCAGCAGTGATCATGATGAAGAATATCATCCAGAGGTATGAGATGTTCTTTAACAAAACATCAAATATAAAGTCCATAATTTACCTCTTAAACTATGTTTTTGATAATGACCATCACGCTAATCCAAGTCCAAAGACTATTGAATGCAACTAAGGTTGGTAATAGTTTCTTATTGCTTGCCCAAATCAATGTAAGACTTGTCATAAGCGTTAAGAAATATAACCACCAAATTTGAATCCCAAAGATTAAACCTGGGACGATGATGATCGCCTTTGTGGCCCAACTAAGAGCCTCTACTATGTTATAGTTAGTCCAATACTTTCGTGTGAACCACATCGCATAGCAGTCTTTTATAGCCCTAAAGCCTGTGTGCCTATAGACTATAAAAAGTAAAGCGCACGTTATAAAACATGCGACTAATGTTTGGAATATCGTCATTATTTATTTAAACCACCTATGAAACGGGCATTTATTCTCGTTATGCTTCGTATAACTTTCTTTCATTTGAGAGCGTTTATGTGTAAATGTAAAATTCTGTAAAAACTTCTTTTTCTTCAACCATAAATCATCATAAGCATTCTTATCTCTGCAGACAAACTTATATTTTTTCTCTGTTATGGGTATTAGATACGCTAAAGGTGTACCGGCTTTTATCATGTGAGAACCATTTAGTTTATGCCAAAAAAGTTGTAAGTTGATGGCATCAGATATAGAAGGGTCTAATATGCCCATCGATTGAGTGAAGGTAAAGTCATCAGAGTACGGTATTGGAAGCATCATAAACTTAACACCTTTGGGAGCAATAATATGCCACGGCGTATTAATCTTTATGATCGATCTTAATGTATTTGGTGGAATAGGTATGTGTTTAGCGACGCCGTCAAAAGAATGATCTTGTACTATGGGAGCATCTTCTGCGTTATCCATCAATTCTGCAAGAGTAACATTCGGGAGAGTCCATTTATAGTAGTTTGGATCTCCATTAGTTTCTATCTTAATATCACACCAAGCAGTTACAAAGAAACCATTTTTATATAATTCAAATATACCTGGACATCTGTATGCATGAGCAATCGTTCCACCATCGGCTTCATTCAAACGTTTAATATAATCATCGCGCGATTGCGAAAACCATGATTGTTGGAAATCTTTAGCTTCTAAAATAGGAGTAGATTCTGCAACACCTTCAATACTAGAAAAAAATTCTATCTTCATTTTTTATAATCAATTACAAATATACTTCGTTTTTCTTCACACGGCTGACTAGCGTGCATCAACCAACCTGGAATATATATCCAATCTCCTGGAGTCAAAGTCCTAGGATACTCATTCCAATATGGATCATATAATAATATATTAGCTTTACCAATGATATTAACTATTAGTGTTGATTTACTATTTCTATGGATATGGGGCGTTTGATATCCTCCAACTTCATAGTCTACCACCCAACTACTTTTTATCTCTTCAGTATAATTAAATTGATTAACTATGTTTGAATGCCAAAAAGGTTGAACATCCCCTGGCTTGAAAGCATATTGCCAACCATTCATCGTTGTGCTTTCAGGACTTACATCAACTTCAAGTAATTTTTGTATTTCTAACCATTTTCTAAAGTCGTGTAAAGTTTTATCGGAAAGATCTAGTGTACCATAAGATATTTCTGCTGGAAATAGTATCTCAGTCTGGCTTGTAAACATATGGAATATCAATATCAAATACTATATTAATTCTTTGTCTGTCTGATAGATTTGGTTCTACTTCATGTGGTATCCATGCTGGCCATAAAACCAAATCTCCATCTTTTGGAAGAAAAAAGAAATCGCGGGTATATGGAGCAAAATCACTACAATCATTTAATATATTCGCAGGATTAGTTAAAACTAACCTTCCGGTATCTGTAGCTTGTAAATAATATACACACGCAAAGATAGATTTTTTATGAGAATGATATACATTCCTAGAATATTTCTCATTAATATTACACCAACTACCTATCTCAACTTTATTTTCTTCTGTCGGTATAGCAATCCTACTGCCAGGTTGATTGGCATAATAATCAAATGCTTCTTGAACTATAAATGATATAGAATCATTTAACCATTGACAATCGGTTACTGGATAAGAATACCTCCAACAACCTTCATTGTTAGTTATAGAATTAATATCTTTAACGCCTGAAGCTTTTAAAGCCAATAATCTTTCTATTAATTCTTTTCTCTGTTCGGGTGTTCCAACATTAGCATAACTGAAAAAATCAGCGCTGAACATCTTCACTGGCTGTGCCATACCAACTCCTCAAAAATTCATAATGATTTGGAAAATATTCGATAGCATTATCTATCTCTGCATTTTTTGTCTTAATATAGTACTCAGCATATTTCATCTCCTCATCGGTCAGGTTGATCTTTTCTGTATTATCATATACACCATTTGCGTGTAACATGCTAAACCAATGACCTGTATGGAAGCCAGAAGTCTTATCATCTAAATAGAATTTTCTATGTAAGTTTGGATAAAACTGACTAAAAATCTCTTGTATGTAGATTGGAGCATCTTTGATATTTTGTGCTCTTATTTCTTTCCAAAATGGCGTATCATCTCTATCGCTATAATGATAATGAGCCCACACGAATGCAATAATCTCAACCACCATATTAATATATGAAGCATTAAATGCATTCATAAGATTATCATTCCATATACCGCTGTGATGGTTTAAACCGTTTGTTAATGCTTCAACGATCTTAGTAGTAAACGTGATGCCAGTAGCTTCTAATGGTTCTACAAATCCGGCCGATAGACCGACTGCTATTACATTTTTATATGCTACTTTCTCTGATGCACCACATCTCATCTTTAAATGACGAGCTTTAGCATCATACTCGCCAATACTATCTCTAAGTTCTTTTTCAGCATCCTCTGCAGAGATATGTTTAGATGAATAGACATATCCATTCCCAATTTGTTTAAAAGTGGGGATAGTCCATCTCCAACCACTGGTCATAGTAGTAGCTTTTGTATATGGATGACATTCATTATGTGGATCTTTATACTGCGTAGGCATAGCTACAGCACTATCGCACGGCAATATACTAGAAATATCCATGAATGGGACTTTAAGTTCTTTATTAATTAACTTAGCTTCAAACCCAGTACAGTCTATAAAAAGATCTGCAGTGTGTTTTCTACCTTGTTCATCTAATAAGTATTCAATGCCTTCGTCCGAAGTTTTTATTTCAGTAATCTTAGTATCAAAGTATGTGATCCTATCTTTAATTAGATCACTAATAGTATCTAATATATCAAACGCAGAGAAATGCACAGCACCCCAGTCTTTATAATCACGAAGTGACATAGCATGGTCATATCCATCCAATTTAGGGCTTTTATTTGCCATAGAAAGTCTATAGGCTGGTAACCAATCTCTCCATTCATTTTTTGGTTTATTAATAAAGTAATCATGAGCGTACAGATTTGGACCCATGATATGGTTTTCTACAAAGTCATTATCTACAAAATATGGATCTTTATTCCATCCGGTTAATAGCACACCATATTTAAAAGCTGCATGAGATGGTTTCATCCACTGTTTAGGCTCTAATCCTGCATCATGCAGAAATCTAGATGTAAAGGGTTGTGTTCCCTCTCCAACTCCGATGGGTCCTAGTGTTTTACTTTCTATAAGTGTGATATTACACGGAAAATTTAATCGATTCGTTATATAAGCAGCAGTTAACCATCCACTAGTGCCACCACCAAATATGGTTATATTCTTTATCTTTTTAATCATTTCTTGATCACCAATATGTAAAGTCCATTCCACCACTCACGTGGATTTTCTTCAGAGTTTAATATCAATTTTTCATATAAAACTCTTGCTCCAACTTCATTTAATCCATCTCTAGCGCCTTGTACTACAGTCTCCCAATTGGCATCATCAAAAACTAAGATTGTCTCATTAGCTAATATTGGCCAATAATATTTTATTGCATCGGCAGTAGACTTTGCATCATGAGGACCATCGTACATAAACATATCTACTTTAGAATCAATTTCATTTAAATTTACATTTAACATATCTTCTTTGAAAACTTTTACATCTGAAGTTTTTACATAAGGAGATATATTATTGATGAATGTATCATAACTATTGGCTTCAGTTTGGAAATCGTCTCTAGCCGGTTGAATCTGTTCTTCCCATTTGTCGATCAAGTATGCTTTGATTGGATTATTATATAGTACTGCTGCAGCTGTTGCTCCAAGATATGTGCCTACTTCTAAGTAAGATCCGCATTTTGATGCCAACGAGTTTAACAGTGTTTGTACTCTGGAACTCGTTAAACCACTAATGTTGATATTAACTCTTGGAATACCGCTCTTAGCTATACAATCAACTACATGTTTTGTAATATCAGTATAATCATACACGTCTTTTTTCTCTTCTATCTTATCACAATACTGACATTCCCAACAATCAAACTTGCAATTCTTAATTTTATCTCGCCAAATATTAATAGGTTTGCCAGATATTTGAGCTTTATTAATAAAGTCATCAAAGTTATCATCTAATATTTCTTCTCCAGCAACATATCTTTCAACTTTTCGCATGGTTTCTCCCAAGCGATTTATGCTTTCTCTACCATGCATCTTAAAAACATCGATACCCAAATCAAGATATTCATCCCAATCTTTTTTCCAAGGAGAAAAGTTTGCAGTCTTCAAATAAACTGCTGGATCTTCAACATCCCATTTGGGACAACTTACTCTACTTATAGAAGAGTTAAAATATGAAGGATCTTTATCACTACGAGTATTGTTATATTCGAAGTGTTCATCCATCATAGGACATTCACCTAAGCAACCTTCATTGGCTAATAAACTATATTGGATATCTTTACCCAAATTTATCTTTATCCATTCTTTGGCTTCTTTTAAACGAAGTAGAGCGTCTCTATCTCTCATTAGATCTCTATCTAAGTTTATATAATCAAACCCTGCTTGTGCTAATGCTACGACTTCTACCGGTCTTCTGACATTTCGCAATATAGTATTCTTAACAAATAAATCTGGAAATGCTGCTTTAATTTGACCAGTTGCCATCCAATGAGTGTGGGGTATGGTCGCTACTTTAATCCCTGCATCATATAACGGCTTAAAGTTAAAGATAAAGGTATCTAAGTTTGTTTGTGTTGGCGGTACTTGAATATTATTAAATGTAGCCGATGCCTTTATGCCCAAATATTTTTGAATATTTAAAGCAGTTTCAATAAGGTTGACTTTGTCTTGATTAAATATGATCACATCACCCATAGCATCTTGCTTAAATGGGTCTATTCTAGATGTGAAGTATACATCAGCAATCCAGTCTTTATACTGATCTAGCCAATGATAAAATGCCGTAAACTCTTCTTGTGAAAGTTTAGGATTGATGGGTATGCTAAAGATTTTTTGTGGATTCACTCAATTCATCCTATAAAATTATATGTTAAAGCTTTACTTCGACTGGATCGCCAATCTCCCATGTTAACTTAAAAACCTTTGGGTCAATATTATCTATAGTAGGTCCAGTATCAAGTATTTCTTCAGTTATCGGATCGATTACGACTCTTGTCGTCGAGGGTTTAATGATATCCCATTTAGCTCCTGACTCAATAGTACCTTGTTTTGTTTCTGGATCAACTTTTATAAATGCATAATTAAAGTGATTGTGCATGATGGTATGACAATCATAGTTTGTAATACACGCTTCTATTGAGCTTTTAATACCATTTACTTTTTTATTGTATCTAGTTTTGTTACCCTCGGAAAGAGCATCGAATTGTCTTTGTGTGTAGTGTAAAAGAATAGTTTTAATAAATTGTACAGAATTTTTTTCGTCTTCTTCTGTTATTGTATATGTAAACTTATCTCTTGGCAATAAAACCCTAGACTTTGGAATATTTAGTGATTCTTTTACCCACTCAAAAGCCTGTTGTTCGACTTTGATGTTCATGGTTTTTCGTTGATTTAAATCAATATGAGAAAACCATGAAGCTTTAGCCACATTTTCCGGCAATTCGATTAATGCGTTCTGCAGTTCTTCAGGAAGGTTTGTTATTTCATCATTTATTTGAAATATATCATACAACCAAAAACTGCATAAACTTTTATGATCGACTTTTTCTAAAAGTTTTAAAAAGTATTCATTCTTTTCAAGTGTTATATATTTCATGGAATTCTTTTGGTAAAGTAACTTCTGGAGCCTTCGGCGCATCAGGACTATGTTCTAATTTTGCTCTTGCTGCATTAATTAGTTCAATGTCTGCATTTATAGCATTATTGATAAGTTGGGGATCCAATGAACCAATATAGTTTAATTTACCATCATTGGTTAATTGTAATGATTTAGCTGCTTCTTGACGCAGAGTTACTTGTTGTTGTTCTACTGCTAAGTTGACTGTATGAGCTAGCGCTAAAGTTTCTTCACGTTGATTAGCATCTAACTGCATGATGGCATCTAAGTTACCAGAACCAATTCTTCCATAAGCACAAAGATCCATTGCAGCTTGTCTTGCTAAGCGAACAGTCCAATATTCTCTCTCGTATTTTTCTTCTTCTTCGGTTCCAAGCACTTCTGTTAGTGGTCTACCATCTGGTGTTTTACCATGAGGACCATTTAAAAATTCTTCTACGAGTTCTAAGAAAAATTGGCGTTCTATATAAAGATCTTTCACACGAGTTCTTGTAGATGCAACCCCATTAGTTTTCCTTTTTACTTCTAACTCAAGCATCTCTTTCAATAGAGGATCCGTCTCATTGTCACGGTCTCTCTCAGCCATCTTAAGCTCAATCTCAACTTTCTTTAGTTCATATTCTTGAGCTTCAAGTGAATCTTCTCGAGCTCGAAGCTCAAGTAAGTATTGTCGAACTATATGAAATGGAGTATATTCTGCTTGACCCACAAACCATTTCAACTTAAACTTTGGAGTACTCCAATAGTTGTTGTATGAAAATTCTATGAGTTCTTGAGATTTTTGAGGGAGTAAAGAAACCTCTGTTGAAATTTTCTTTTTAGGGAAGAAGTTCTCGTACTTATATTTGCCGTATTCTACTATGTCAGTCATTTTTTACCTTTTTACAAAAATATGATTTAGCTATTATTAACTATATATCAGTCTCTCCAGAAACAATGCCCAGAAGATGCACCGGCGTGTCCTTGTACTTCTGTACCAAGTGTTGCACCAGCGTCAGTGGCATATATGATCCTACCGCAACGATTGTTTTGTCCAATAGTATCGTCATATTGTCCGATCATATAACCACGATCTTGTGACATACCATGATTTTCTTCCCCGCAATTGCCCCAAGGTTTGCCGATGGTGCCATATGATTCGTTTGCGATATTAATCTTTCTATAGTTGTAACCACCAGCATAACTACCTTCGTTACCGCCATAACCAAAACCAGTCTTAGCGGGTAAGCCTTTTTGTTGACCGTGAGCGCCGCCTTGCATTCCAATCGTTGCTTGAGTTTCAGTTGAAAATTCTATACGTCTATTTTGATTGCTGCCGCCATGACCCCAATAAATCCCCTTATTTTCACCAGAAACGCCTGAAGCATGACCATCATTACCTCCACCTAAGTTAGCGAATGAGTTTGTACTCGCAGTAAACCTAAACATGGTGTTTACACCTTCACCCGTAGTAAATGATCTGTTACGATCAGGCGCAAAGGTTGTACCTGTATTTGTGCAACTATAACCAGGTGCACCAACACCATTTACCTTCGTTTCAGTTCTCATATTGAATGTTGTCGTTGAGTTGCCATTCCAGATATGTCCTCTATCATTATCACACATACCAGACTTATAATGGTAATTATCAATATTTCCATCGCCTAAGTTAGTACATGTTTCAGTTGATCGTGGGAACCTATTGACGTTTGACCATAAAGTTGAATCTTTGTAACCACCGGCCATGTATAAAGTGGTGATGATTTGACGATATAACCATGGAACTGATAACGTTACACTATATGCACGATCACTCGTTGTCTTTGCACCAGGCGAATTGTCTGATGCACGAACTGTAAAGTTATAAACCAATCCATCAGTGTTGATACCTGAGGCCGCATACTGACCCGTTATTTGTCCAGTAGATGCATTCAATGTAAAACCTGGAGGTAGAGATCCAGATACTATAGAATATTGAACTCCAGTGTGCCAAGGATCGAATACTTGTCGTTGGCCAGAAACAGATGTAGAACCAGTATTGGCGATCGTATCACCAGCACCGTTTACTGTTGAAGTACCTAATGATCCTGCTGGAGCTGAC